AAAAAAAAAAAAAAAAAAAAAAAAAGAACAGACAGTAAATCATCTTATCCCATCTTTTACAATCATGGGGAAGGGAGGGGTTGCTATACATATCATACAACATACAACATACAAGCAATACACCACTACTTGACACCTTACACATATTATGATATAATGCTTGTAATAATAGAGGAGGTGAATGTATGAAGAATGAGTGCTTTGTTAAAGGGAGAGAGTATAAGGGGAAGGAGATGAATTGGGTTGGAGAGATGGATTTACATAGAACAGTATCAACTTGGGGATGTAAAGCTGCAATATATAAAGGGGTTGCTAGAGTGGTTGGAAAAGGTTCGGATAGAGGAGTTAGACTAGCACTATGTGGGAAAGATGATGAGAGTATTATTGTGAGGACATTTAGTACTACTAAGGATGCAAAGGAGTTTTGTGATAGTTATAATGGTATTCCATCTTATTGACATCTATGCAAAGATATGATATAATGTATTCAGACAGTAAAAATAAATGGAGGTTTTGTATGGACTATGAATTTGATGCTATTCGGGATGAAGGGGTATTGGGTGAGGGTCGGTTGCACTATGTGTTTCCTGCTAAGCCAAGTAAGCCTGAAATTGATAGGGCGTTGTTGCCTATCATTACTGGTGGTGTGTGGATTAGGAAGGGAACTGTGTTGCCTGATAGGATTATTATAACACTAAAATGATGGGAGGTGCAACATGAAGGTTAATAATGTAGTCGTTACTATTGTTGGAGAGTATGGTATGAGTCAGTGGGCGGTTCCTTTTATAAATTAAGCGTGAGGCTAATAAGTTTGCAGAAAAGGTTGAGAGATATTGGACTATGAAGGGTTTTGATAAAGTCAAAGTAACAGTTCAACAAGCTATGCCAATTCGTGAGGTGGTTGGGCGAGATTGGAGAAAGGCTGGTGTCAAATGAGTGATGAAAGTATGGAGTTGTTGCGGAAAGAACTAGAGACATTTGATAAGGATAAACTCAGGCATTTGTTGGAGCAGTTTGTTGGGGCTAAAGAGGCACATAAGCCTAGGCATGGGATGCCTATATCATATACATCTGTGACTAGGCACTATACCTGCTTACTGTGTGGTGCAACCTTTACACGCACAGATAAGTTTGGTAAGGATGAGACCATTACAACAGTTGATAAGAAAGGAGGGATACATACTGTCAGGATGACTGGGAAAGCAGGGGAAGTTGAGATACCTGCGACAACTAATAGGTGTTCCTATTGTTGCACTCGTATGAAGGAGTGGACAAGGGAAGAACTTGAACAGCGCTTCATTACATTAGCAGATATGTGCAGTCATAAGGAGATTGGGCAATACTCTGAATGGATGAAGGTAGCGAGCGAAGCGAGTATTACCACTAATGTGGAGGCGTAATATGAAGCGATATAAAGGCACCTTCAACTATCAGCGTGAAGTTAATGTGATGTATACTAGTGCCAACAGCAAGGGAGGGGCTATACAGAACTTTATAAGTAAGTTGGCAAAGAAGTATGGTGTAACTAGTAGTCACATTAGAAACTATTTTATAGATGGGCATTATGAGATTGAGGAGGTAAAGGAAGTATGAATAAACAGGAGATGATATTGAAGAAGGAAAGAGAGGCGAAACACAGTATAGTTTATAAGACCAAGGAAGATGTTGCTATCATTGCTGTCTATGTCATGCGGAAGCACTTGGGCAAGCCTATTCCACAAACTATTAAGGTTACTGTTGAGGAGGTATAGCATGGACAATAACTATAAAAAGGCACAGGAAGCATATGATAGACAAGAACCACCTGAGTATTGGGATAAGGATGATTGGATCTGTGATAACTGTAAAGATAGTAATAAGTGCCTTAGCAGGTGTGAGGATTTGAGAGGGTGGATATATGAAGAGCAAATCACACACTGTATCAATGAGGGGAAGCCTTCCTATGAAGATGATGACTATTGGGGAGTGCCTGTTGAGGATAAGGAGGATAGATAATGAGAACAGGATGGTGTAAGAAGGTAGTGTGTGGCTGCACACATAAGTGGCAAATACGAGATGTAGATTCAGACTTAGATAAGAATGGCTGTGTTGGTGCAGATATGTGTAGGAAGTGTAATATGTATCCTTAGGTTTATGCTAAACCTATTTATTATCATCTGTATAAGAGGAAAGACTTATGAAAACAGCAGTTATTGAAGGACGCCTTGATGTGCGTGATCTTGCAACCTGTGCTGACTACTTCATAATGCAAGGTGAGCCTGCTACATCTAAATCTAATCTGATGAGTAGAGTATTGACAACCTTTGCATTTGCTGCTAGCACACAAGGTGCAAGAGCATTTGAAGAGACAGAGGATGCCCTTTCCTATCTATTCAGTGTAGGCCTTGGGCCAGTTAATAGAATGATAAGAGGTAAGCCAGCTGGACAATTTTCTTTGTCTAAAACAGTTGAGAAAGAGAAGATACATACAGAAGAGGACTTTCAAAAGCTTGCAAGGGAGATTATGAAGAAGATGGAGCCTGAGCAGGTGTTTGAAGTTGATGATGTTGACGCTTTGTCCAAATAATGGACATAGGGGAGGTGTTATGAAAGTATATCATGTTGACTTAGTAGTGACAAATGTAGAGACATATCGTGTAGAGGCTAATGATAAAGATGGGGCTTATGAGAAGTTAGCAAAGGGAGATGCAGAACTTATTAAAATAAAAAGTATTGATACAACTTTTGATATTAGTGTAGGCCTTGGACCTATTAAGTGTGTGGAGGTGGAAGAAGAATGAGAGAACTCCTACTCTATATATTGATAGCAGTTATGCTAATTATAATAGTATATATGAAGAAAGGAGGTTTATGATGTGGGAAGTACTTCTTCACAGTTTTTACTTTTTGGTTGGAGTAGTAGGTTGCATCTTTGTGTTTGCAATAGGTTGTATAATTATATTAGCACTAGACGCAGAGACAACTGTTAAGGAGAGATAGTATGAAACTAAATAGAAATGCAGTATCAGCACCAGGATATAGGATTAAACTATATAAATATACTAGAAAAGGTGGCGATGAAGAGACTATTGTGATAGTGCCTTTTGTTCCACCTGTTGAGGAAGATGTGAAGGAGGCTCAAGATGAACGAGATAAACAAAGAACTGGCGGGGATGTTGGGGCTGTGCTGGCATGAATGGGCAGATGATGGGGAGTGTTATAAATGCACTCTATATGTAGGCCCGTTTGGTGTTCATCCAGACCGCCCCGACTTCACCACTGACTCTGGCAAGATAGAACTGCTGAGGTTAATGCAGAAGCGGGAGGATTGGCCTAAGTTTGCTCACTATGTAGGAACACACAATGGAGCTTTCCCACTTGACCTTATGACCGACACCACCGGACGCTTGGCACAGGCAGCGTTGGAGTGGCTGAGGAAGGAGGCCGGGGATGAGTGAGACAACAGGAGGAACAGGATCAATGATTCAATGTGGATACCGCGGGAACTGGCACACTTACAGTTATGAAATGTGCAAGGATATGCACAACAGGCCAGTAGCCCCGGCAACGGGTGGGGTAGCTATCGGAACTTTTACAATGGAGTATGTGAACAAACTGAAAGCCGACCACCTTGCCGCCCTTGAGGAGCGTGACAAGCTCATCGAAGGATGGCAGAAAAGGTCATTTGAGTTTGAGGAAGAAAACGCTATCCTGACCGCCCGGAACAAGGAACTGGAAGGGGCGGTAAAAATAACTGCCGCCATTAAAGATACCGATGATTTATCTGGCATCTACCGGGCGGTAAAAGCAGCCCATGCCGCACTGAAGGAGGTTGGGGATAAAGAGTAAAACAATTGACTTATTGACACCTTACGCAACATATGATATAATAAGTTTAAATAATGGCGAAGAGCCATAATATGAGCGGGAGCTCGAAAAACATCCAGAAAGGGAGGAAACAAGTATGGCAGTTAACGAGATTAAGGCAACAAAGAAGATTGGGGACGTGGACAAGGAAAGCATTATCACTTATGACTTCGGTGGGGGCCTCGACGGCGCTATCGCCAAGTTCGGGAAGGAAGTTGTGTATGCTAACTTTGTTCGATCAAGTGTCATCACGGCCCAGGCGGCTATGAGACGCTACATGGAGGACGGGAAGTCAGGCGAGGAGATCATTGGTAAGATGGCAGGTTGGAAACCTGGTGTTCCGCTCGAACGCACTGTTGATCCTATTGCTGCAACGCTGGCACGATTCCAGAATATGTCGGCTGGGGAGCAGTTGGAACTCCTGAACAAACTCAAATCCATGAAGACCAAATAACCAGCACCTCCCTAATGCTGGAAGGGAGGGTGTCTATACGAGCCCTCCCTTTTTCTAATCCGTGCTAATTACACAACTTTGTGTATATTGAATGAGGTGATGTATGGCCTGGACAAGAAGACAAGGTATAATGTTGTGCTATCCCTTTGAGGAGAAGCGACTGAACAAGTGGCCCAAACCTTATATAGTCCAACCTAAACTGGATGGTGATAGATGTCGTGTCATCTTTGATGCTAATGGGAGGGTTACCCTTCTAAGCAGTGAGGAGAATGAAATAGTAAGTGTCCCTCACATCAACAAAGCTCTTGAAGAGTATGACTTCAATCATATTGAGTTGGATGGGGAACTATATATGCATGGCACTGCTCATCAAGACATTAGATCAGTTGTGGGTAGAACTGTAAATATCCATCCTGAATCAGAGATGATGCAACTTCACCTATTTGATTCAGTTAGTCAAGATGTGCAGGCTAAACGCCTCCTGGAGTTGAAGGAGAATGTGCCTGAGTCTGAGTATATCAAAATAGTTAGATCAGATCTGGCAAACAATGTAGATGAGATCATTGCTCTATTGACTGAGTATGATCATGAAGGTTATGAGGGTGTAGTTGTCAGGCATATTGGCTTTCCCTACTTGCGTAAGCGTAGTACTGGTATGATGAAGTGGAAGCCACGCAGGTCTGACTATTATACCATTACAGGTTTTGAAGAAGAAATAAGCATACATAATGAACCTAAGAATGCATTAGGCGCTTTATGGTTAACTAGTGATGAAGGCGAGCGCTTCAAGGTTGGAAGCGGAACATTCCTAACTCGAGATAACAGGAAGTCATTATGGGCAGACCGAGAAAAATTACTGGGCAGAATCGCACATATCAAGTATCAGCACCTAACGGAGCGAAAGGTGCCGAGATTTCCCGTACTTGTAGAGATAACTTAGCAAGACGGGAAGAAATTAAGTGTGAGTTCTGTGGAACTATTTTACCTGAGAGAAGGTATAAGTTTAAGAATAAGGTCTGTAATCAGGAGTGTAGGAAAGGTCTTACAAAAGTAAAGGATGCTGAGGAGAAAGGAAGATGGGAGATGGTGAGAAGCAAGAAGGATAATGGCAGGCGCTGCTTAGTTTGTGGAGTAAACTGCTGGCCAAATTACTTCTATTGTAATAGACATATGAGGGAGGATGAATATGGTATATGATTTCTCTAATATAGACCCAAACAATGAAAAGGATATAAAGAAACTAGCAGAAGATAGGATGAAATACTCTAACTGTAAGTCAAGAAAGGTTGGGTGTGTTATAGTATTAGATGGTTGCATAGTTGGGTTGGGAAGTAACCAGCCTCCTCTTGGTATGGAGTGTGAGGTGTCTTGTCGGAAGAAGCTTGGCGGTGTTTGCTACGCAATACACGCTGAGGTTGATGCTATAGTAGATGCGGCTAACAAAGGTATAGAAGACCTCAGTGGTGCTATACTTTACACAAGCAATGTTATACCTTGTGTAGATTGTCAGAAGATGTTATTTCTCCATGACATAAGGGAGGTAGTCTGCGCCAAGCTTGAGTTCTATGATGGAGCAGACTTATTTTGGAAGATGGGAGCAATAAACTTTAGGGAGTATAAACTATGAATATACCTGAACACCCAAGTTGGCAGATACTAGATAGCACCAAACTCAACTCTTATATGGAGTGCCCAAGGTCATACTTTTACGAGTATATCCTTGGTTGGCGTGCGGAAGCTCCAAACCTGCACCTTGAGTTTGGCAAGGCATGGCACCTGGCTATGGAACACCTTATATTAAATGGTTATGAGTCTCAGTCTGTCATAGATGCATACACCAAGATGACTGAGCACTATAGACAGTTCTTCCCTGAAGTGATGGATGAAGTGAACAGCCCCAAGAATCCAGGCAATGCACTTAAAGCGTTGTTAGGTTACTGCGTTACATATAAAGATGATCAATTCAAACCTCTTTATACTGAAATAGCAGGGACTGTTCCTATTGATGAAGCAAACATTCTTCACTTCAGGATGGATTCTATCCTTGAGTATCCAGATGGAATGATCCGAAGTATGGAGCATAAAACTGGATCAACCCTAAGCAGGCAATGGACAGATCAATGGTCCTTGTCCATACAGACCTTCATATACAACCATGTGCTTCATTGTCTATATCCTGCTGAGAAGGTGTGGGGTGTAGATATCAATGGTGTCTTCTTTCAGAAGAAGGAGATCAAATATCAAAGGGTTCCTGCAAGGCGAAGCCTTGAAATGATGCAGGCTTCATACTGGAATGTGCTTCATATGATGAAGATGGTGAAGTGGGACATGGATAACTTGGTGTTGGCAAGTGATAATGACAAGGTGATGATGTGCTTCCCTATGAACCCAACAAACTGTACTAAGTACTTTGGGTGCAAGTATCACGACTTCTGTATGTCATGGCCTAATCCACTACAGAGGTGTGAAGAAGTTCCATATGGTATGAAGATAGAGTATTGGGATCCTTCAGCAGAAGAAGCGAAACATACTTTTAAGTTATGAGGAGGAACTATGGCTTTAGATATCAAGAAAGAACTAGCGGACATTCAGAAGATGTATACTGACAGCGCTCACACCCAAGCCTTTAAGGCCTTAGTATATGGAAGTATGGGCACTGGTAAGACAAACCTGTTAAGGACCTGCAGGAAACCTATCCTGCTTCATAGTTTCGATCCTGGTGGTAGCAAGACGATCAGGGATGAAATAGCTGCGGGTGGTGTAGTTGCCGATACAAGGTATGAAGTCGAAGACCCTATGAACCCAACTGCCTTTGCTAATTGGGATCGTGAGTATCATAGGTTAAAGCAGGGAGGTCTGTTTGATAAGATAGGGACCTTCGCCATTGATAGTGGCACTACATGGTCGAGTGCTGCGATGAATGTCACTCTGAAGAAAGCCGGCAGACCAGGTGGCACGCCTCAGCAGAATGACTATCTACCCACTATGGTGTTGCTGGAGAACGCTATCAAGGACATGACCTCCCTGCCCTGTGATGTTGTCCTTATATGCCATGAGGATACTGATAAGGATGAGGGGTCTGGAAAGATGTTTGTGGGACCTCTGTTCATAGGCAAACTTAAGTATAGGATCCCTATTTTGTTTGACGAGATCTATTACGCTTGTACTAAGGAGACAAGCGCGGGGGTGAACTATTTGTTATTGACAAGGAGCACAGGACTATACAAGGCACGCACCCGTCTTGGGAAAGGAGGAATCTTTGAGACATATGAGGTGCAAGACATTAAGGCCCTGCTTAAAAAGGCAGGATATTCAACTGATGATAAAACTATTTAACACGCCGACGTCGACGACGCTGAGAAGGAGAAAACAATGAGCTTTTTAGGACAGAACTTTGACGATGTGTTTGAGCCCAAAAGTATGAAGGAAGGTGAGTATCAACTCAGAGTGTTGGATGCTCAGGTGAAACAGAGCCAGAAAACAGGTGGAGAGTATCTTTCTGTGAAACTGGAAATCCATGGCGAGCCCACTGCGAAGGACATTAACCACGTCATGATGCTGCCTGCTCCCAATGACGATGTGAAGAAGAAGAATGGTAGGCTTGCTGCTATTCAGAACTTCCTGAAGGCCTGTGGTTATGATCCTGCTAGCATTAGCAATGTCAACGAGTTGACTGGATCAACTTGCTGGGCGATCCTAGTTGAAGAGGCAGACCCTGAGTATGGTACTCAGAACCGCGTCAGAAAATTCGTGGCAGGGAGGTAACTATGCAGGTTGACCAATGGGCCGGGAGGCCTAAGAACAGGTGTTGTAAGAAGTGTATGTTCTTCATTGAGAAGGAACCAACACCTATTCCTGAGAAAGCCTATACAGTTGTTGGTAGGTGTAGGCGACACGCTCCTATTACACAGGAGGGTTATCCAGTTGTCTTCCCCGCTGACTGGTGCGGAGACTTCAAGTTGGATGAGAATAAGGTTTAACTAACAGGACATAGTGTGGGGGGCGAAAGCCTAAGGATGAGCAGCTAAGAGAGATCCGACTTAGTCCCCACGCTATGTCCATTTTTTGGACAAAGGAGCACACATGGAGAAGCGCAGACTATCAATAGATATCTCCGAGGAAGATCAGATGAGAATGCACAACCTGATACCTTGGGGAGTCACAGGGCGTCTGGTAAGACTACTCTTCCTCCAAGTCCTTGACATGGTAGAATCCCATGGTGTTATTGTGTTAGGTGCTATCATGTCAGGAGAGTTATCCGCACTAGATATATTAGTGAAAGGAGGGAAGAATGGACTTAACAGATCTAAAGAATAGCATTAGCCAGTTATCAGATGAACAACTCATGACAACTTTAATGGGTATAAGGGCAAATAGACGCATTAGCAAGGCCCAACCCACTCAGAGAAAATCAAGCACCCCAAGCAAACCTGCAAGTATCGAATCACTTCTGGCTTCGGCTTCTCCAGATATGATCGCTCAAATGATTGAAGCACTTGAGAAAGGAAAAAAGTGATGGACCTAAAAACTATACCCGTTACAGACATTGAAGTTGGAGAACGCTTTAGGGAGGACCTAGGAGATATAGATGGCCTTGCTGCTTCTCTCAAGAAGGATGGCCAGATACAACCTCTTGCGGTGAAGCAGGTGGGAGAGAAGTATATATTGCTGGCAGGTGGAAGAAGGTTGAAGGCCTGTGAACTTGCTGGGATAACTGAGGTTGGTGTTAGGATATATCCTGAAACCTTATCTGAAATAGAGATGCGAAGTATTGAGTTGATGGAAAACGTATGTAGGAAGGACTTGTCTTGGAGTGAAGTCTCCGAGTTGAGGAAGAAAATCTATCTGTTACAAGTTGAAATACATGGGAAGAAGATAGGCACAGGTCCTGATGCTCCAGGAGTTTCGATGCGTGATGTAGCTGCAATGATAGGCATAAGCCACGGCATCATGCATGAGGATGTAGTCCTCGCAAATGCGAAGGAGATATTCCCTCAGTTGAAGGAGGCTAAGAACAGGGCTGAGGCACAGAAGATGTTGAAGAAGTTGCAGGAAGAAGTTGTCATGGCTGAGATATCACAGCGCATTAGGAACAAGAGTGCAGGTACTCCTATCGAACGCATTAAGGCTAACCTAATCAGTTGCTACATTGTGCAGGACTTCTTTGAAGGCATTAGGAAGGTGCCTGATAATAGTATTGACCTGGTCGAGATTGATCCTCCATATGGGATAGACCTGGGATACTTGAAGGATCAACAGGCAGATAAGAAAGGCACAGTTGATACTACCGCTAAACGCTATAACGAGATTCCGAGTGATCAGTATATCCCCTTCCTCAATAACCTATACAAAGAGTGCTTTCGGGTTATGTCGGAGAATAGTTGGATGATATGCTGGTTTGGCTTTGAGCCTTGGTTTGAAGTTGTCTATCAAGCCCTGATGCGTACTGGATTTAAGGGCAATAGAATGCCTGGCATCTGGTATAAGGAAGGTATGACAGGTAGCACGATAAGCCCTGCATATCATCTGGGCAATGTAGTGGAACCATTCTTCTATGTCCGCAAGGGCAATCCCTCTATATCCAAGCAGGGTAGGAGTAATACCTATGCCTATAAGGTTGTGAGTAGTGGGAAGAAGATACACCCTACTGAGAGGCCAATAGAGATGATCCAAGATGTCCTTCAGACATTTGGTTGGGAAGGTGCTCGTATCCTTGTGCCCTTCCTTGGAAGTGGCAACACGCTGCTTGCCGCCAGTAATCTTGGCATGACAGGCTTTGGGTTTGACCTCTCGGAGGAATATAGAAATGCATACATACTAAATGTCAATGATAGTGCACCTGGACAATACAAGTCATATGCAAAGGAGGTTGATGATGTCCCATTTTGATGGAACCTATAACAGATCAAAGGAATGGAGAATGTTCTCTTACCTTGTAGAACAGCATGTAAATAACTACACAATACCCCAGTATGGCGATGCTCCCGATGATGAGGTCGAAGGTTGGACACCTGAGATGTGCGCTATGGCTATACAGAAATACACTAAGCGCTTTTCTAGCAACCAACGAGGCACACAGGAGACTAGGAAAGATATGTTGAAGATTGCCCACTTCGCCTGCTTAGCATACTGGAAATTAAAAGAAAGGGATGAGAATGATACCTAATTTAACCAAGCGTCTTGTATATCCAGATGGCCAACTCGAATCTAAGATTGCACTAGTAGGCGAGGTCCCAGGTGGAGACGAAGAGAAACTTGGTAGGGGTTTCATTGGTGCTTCAGGACAACTCCTATTCCGCCTTCTATCAGGCGCTGGAGTTACAAGGGCAGACTGCTATGTATCTAATGTTGTCAAAGAGAGACCACCTGGAAATAACATAGATTCGTTCATAACTTTTAGGGCTGGTAGGGCATATACAACTCCACAGTATGTAGCATATGAGCAGGACTTCATTGAAGAAATGAGGGCTGTTCGGGCTAATGTTGTTGTAGCAGTTGGAGGTGTATCTATGTATGCTCTAACTGGTAAGATGGGTATAACTAAGCAGAGAGGATCTATCCTTGAGGCCCTCCCTGCTTTTAACCATAGGAAGGTCATACCTATCATTCACCCAGCTGCAGCCCTTAGGCAATATACTTTAACACACACAATTAGTATGGACCTGAGGAGAGTTGTTGAGGAAAGTTTCTTCCCTGATATAAGGCTTCCAAGTAGGAACCTAAGGATCAGACCAAGCTTTATGGATGCTATGTCCTTCCTTCAGGAGTGTAAGAGTGTCAATAGGGTTGCTTTTGATATTGAAGTAATGCGTGAGGAGGTGAGTTGTATAAGCCTTGCGATCAGCCCTTATGATGTTATGAGTATACCCTTCATGATAGCAGGCAACGACTACTTCAATCCTGTGCAGGAAGTAGAGATATGGAAAGGCATTGCCTCTATATTGGAAGACCCAGACACCATAAAGGTTGGACAAAACCTAGTTTTTGACACCACCTTTATATTCAACAGGTATGGGATAGTAACTAATGGAAGGATGGAAGATACTATGATTGCCCAAGGTATCATGTATCCTGACTTCCCAAAGGGTCTTGACTTCATAGCAAGTATGCACACCAAGGAACCCTATTACAAGGATGAGGGCAAGAAGTGGTTCAAACTTGGTGGATCAGATGATGACTTCTGGATTTATAATGCCAAGGATAGCGCTGTCTGCATGGAGGCTTACCCTCGCATACAGGCTGACCTAACCACAGTCAATAACCTTGATGCTGTTGAGGTGGCAACAAAGCTTATCCCCATACTAGCATATATGCAAACTCGAGGAATCAAGGCCAACACGAAGGGAATGAAGGAGGAGTCTGATGCTGCTGAGGATGAGATCAAAAGTTTAACTGCCCAGCTTCGTGGTATTACAGGTTATGACATAAACCCTAGAAGTTCCAAACAAGTACAGAGTTACTTCTATGGAGTGAAGGGAGAAAAAGCATATGTCAATAGAGAGACAGGGAAACCAACTGCTGACAAGGACGCTATTAAACGCCTTAGCAGAAAGGGCTATGACGAAGCGAGGATTATTCAGAAGATTACTCAACTCTCCTATAACAAGAGTCATTATCTTGATGTTGTCCTTGATTCTGACAATCGCCTTCGTTGTTCTTTCAATCCAGTAGGGACTGAGTCAGGTAGGCTAAGCAGTAGTGAGACTATATTTGGTACTGGCACTAATATGCAGAACCTACCCATGGAGTTCCGCAAACACTTAGTGGCAGACGATGACAACTTAATGTATAACATAGACCTGAGTCAAGCTGAGAATAGAGTTGTTGCCTATATAAGTCCTGAGCCTGCGATGATAGCTGCATTTGAAAGAGGTGTAGATTTACATAAGCAGACAGCCAGCTTGATATTTGGCATACCTATAAGTGAGGTGAGTGATGAGATTGGATCGAGTTCAATTGGAGGTGGAAATTTTTCCCAAAGGTTTTGGGGAAAGAAGGCCAATCATGGTCTCAACTATGATCTCGGATACAAGACGTTTGCGTTCTATTACGAAATTCCTGAAGTCGAGTCCAGGTTCATCGTGGACAAGTATCATAAAGCCTATCCAGGAGTCCATCAATACCATGCTTGGATCAGAAATAGACTTAGCAAAGATAGGACGCTTGAGAATCTATTTGGTAGGAAGCGACTTTTTCTCGATAGATGGGGTGATGAACTATTCAAATCTGCCTACTCCTATATCCCCCAAAGCACAGTCGCAGAAAAGATCAACCGACACGGCCTGATCTATATCTACTACAACCAACACCTCTTTAAGCCTGTGGATATACTCCTGCAAGTCCACGATAATATCATCTTCCAGATGAATTATAAGCAGTGGTCTTGGGAACAGCAGGCACAGTGCCTCATCCTTATCAAGGACAGCCTTGAGAGTCCATTAACTTGGAGAGGCAACCAGTTCTCAATCCCCATTAGTTTGGAGGTTGGGACTAATCTAAATAAGAAGAGTATGGTGGAGGTAGATAGGGGTGACTTCTCGAGCACTGAAAGACTGGCTGGAAGGTTATCTGCTATACACGGCAAACTCAGAGCCTCCCTATACCTATAGGCTTTGGACTGGTATTAGTGTTATAGCAGCTTGCATGAAACGGAAGTGTGTACTCAATTGGGGCACACTTACATTATATCCTAATATGTATGTTGTCCTGGTTGGCCCAAGCGGAAGGTGCAGGAAGGGCACAGCTATGGGCCCAGGTATGAAATTTTTGAGAGAACTGGGAATAAAGGTTGCCGCTGAAAGTATAACAAGGGAGGCTTTGATCCGTGAACTCAAACAGAGCAATGGTACACAGGTTGACATTACTAGTGGCGATATGTTCCTCCATGCGTCACTTACTATCTACAGCCAAGAGCTTACTGTCTTCCTGGGATACAACAATCTCGCCCTTATGGCCGACCTTACCGACTGGTACGACTGTAGGGACACCTGGACCTATCGAACTAAAAATATGGGAACAGATGAGATTATTGGAGTCTGGGTTAACCTCTTTGGAGCAACAACTCCTGAGCTATTACAAACAACTCTCCCCAGAGACGCAATCGGAGGTGGACTCACAAGCCGAATGATCTTTGTGTTTGAGCATAAGAAGGGGCAGGTAGTTGCAACTCCCTTCTTGTCAAGGGAAGAAAGGGAGATTGAAAGGCTATTGATGCAGGACCTGGAAAGGATAGCCATGCTATCTGGGGAGTTTCAAGTAACAGAGGAATTCATTGAGCGCTATGTTCAATGGTATACTGATTACAGTAATGGCCCAGCTCCCTTTGACGATTATAGGTTTAGCGGATACTTCGAACGCAGGCCTACACACCTATTAAAGCTATGTATGATTATGTCTGCTTCACGATCTAGTAGTAAACTGATGGACCTCATTGACTTTGAAAGGGCCCTTAATGTACTGGAGATGACTGAGAAGAAGATGCCCTATACATTTAGTGGAGTTGGGCGTGCCAACTATTCAGAGACAATGGAGCGTGTCATGTCTATCCTTTCCACTTCAAAGGTTATGGAGTTTGGAGAACTCCTAAGGAAAGTATACCAAGACATAGACAAGTTCACACTTGAGAAGATGGTTGATGCTCTCAGCACCATGGGGAATATCACTATAGAGTATGAAGGGAAGAAGAAGATCATGAAGTGGGTGGGTAGAGGCTATAGGATGTAAAACGCTTTGTCCAATTATTGTACAAAGGAGAGGAAAATGGATCTAATCAGTGCTTTAAGAAAGTCAAGTATTGCAGAGTTGGACTTTGAAGATGGGGTTAAGTACTTCTCCACGAACATTAGGATGTATAAGGAGACCTATGCGGAGGATGGAAGTCTACTGACTTCTGAAAAGGTTATCTCTACTAACTGGAGAGATGCAACTTTAGATAAAAGGTGGAGGCCTATGGGTTATGTCGAACTTGAATGAATACAGTAAGGAAGACCTGATAGTTATAGTAAATAGAATGAACGCTGGTATGTCCTATGATGAGGCAATAGATAATATACTCTCAAATGATATGAGGAACCTTGTCTTCAAGATGCATACAGCCTTCTGTAGAACAGTCAACTGTGGGTTTGAGAAGGGTGGGGAGGTATACTATGATTGGGTAAAAGAGACTAAGAACATTATAGTTGAAAGTGGATGTGATATACTTACTATAGACAAAGCAGTGAAGTATCTACTTGAAATACAGGTGCAAAAGGAGGAGGTACTTAAAGCTCTAATACACCTCCTCCTTAAGCATGTTAAGACTATTGATAATCAGACTTAGAAGGATACATCTTCAACAACTCAGGCCTACGCATTAACTCCTCATTGAGGAGAATGCGTATGTCTGGGTCAAGACTCTTCTTCTCTATTCTATTCTTAATACTCTCTCCCACATCAGATATACCTGCTTTGATAGTCCTATCGAAATAGTCTTTGGCAAAGGGCTTACCCTGCGTAACAGCATCAACGCCTTCATCTATCAGCCTCTCCTTAAGCCCATCAAGTCTGGCGGTTCTTCTATTGATAATAGCGTTGGCTGCTCTGACCCTACTAATCTCTAAGTTGTCCGCACCTGCGATACTTTGGATGATGTGAGGTATAGCCTCGTCAACCTTATACAACTTATTCCCTCTCTGATCTTTAACCACAAAGTCATCGTCTATAACTGCGTTCCAAAGCTTCTGCCAATGCCTGAAGACTGGTGATATCTTCCCCAACTTAGCTATATCCTGCTTGTAAGGCCCGTATGTAGTTAAGGGGATATACACATCGTTGTATAAAGTGTATAGGTCAGACAGGAAAGGTCCTGCAAAGTCCATTGCATCTGTTGGGAATTGGAAGGTTGCAGGCCCTGATACGTCCATACCCCACTCAGGCTTAATCTTAGAAGGAAGAGCAGCAACTCCCCTACTCGCAACAGGATAGTTCTTACTCATCCACTCCTCTGCTGTATCCATAGCTTCCTGCCACCAGCCCATGGCAGCTAGAATTGGAAGGCTTTTCGCTATCAATAGATACCCTCTTGGCCCACCAAGGGATACCTGCATAGCAGCATACCTAATCCACTCCTTACCTGTCAAGTTAGACATGAACTCAAGTTCCTTAAACAAATAAGGTTTAAACTGTGTAAGGAGCTTACCAGTAGGCCCTCTCATTATTTTAGGTAGGTTCGCAACATTATAAGTAAATTGCTGTGCCCAGTTGGACCTAAGGGCAAACTCCTTCGCAGCAGCATCTGTCATACCCTCCGCCTTCGCCTTTAGATAAGAAGCAGCAAGACTAGCCTCACGGTTCCAAGGTTCAGGCTTCTGGAACAATCCTAAAGGTTTCCATGCAGGAGTCTTAGACTCAATCCCACCTCCAATATCAACGATAGATGTTCCAAGGTAAGGCTCAAGCTCTTTCACAAGCGCTTTTCCTTCTTCTGTCCTCAGAAACATAAGGCCTTTTCCATAATGCTCAGCCCCACTCTTCACCCAAGCGTGCATCTGACCTGAGGCGAAGTTGACTGCAGCTGCAACAGGCCTATATCCCAACTTAAGGTTTGCTTCAATTGTCCTAAGCTGTGCAACACTCTTGCTATATCCTCTATACGAGTTAAAGATCTCATCAACCAACTTATCAACCTTCCCATATCTTCCCTTCACATCCTCAATGTAATCAAGGATATACTCCCTCTCCTTAGCATTCATCTTCTTAAGGTCTCCCCTAATTAGATCAATGACAGGATCCATGTTCATCTTCTTCTCAAGGCTATAAGCATAACTGCGTAGGACTGGAAACACATCTTCCTCACCAGTAAGGATATCCTTCTTATCAAGGAGGAATTCAGAGAAGTTATCTGTAGGGACTATCTTAAACTTCCTCCTAATGGTGGATGCCGCAAGCTTCTTTGCAACTCCTTTCTCTATTCCTGCAATAGACTCCTGCATCTGCTTTGTTAAGGAGCCCATCATAGCACCATACTGCTTCATGGTAATAGAAGTCTTATCATCCATGATAGTCTTGAAGTCTGTATCTATGTATATATCTCCAGTCTCAGGATTCTCCTCTATATACTTAACCGCTTTCCTAGTCGCATCTGACTCTGATAAGCCTATACCTATCAACTTCTTATAAGGCTTTCCATCCTCAGTAGTCTCATTAGTGAACATCTTAAAACGCCCACGCTCTACATTAGGTATGTAATCTTCAACGCCCCAGCCCTCAATCTCCTTATACCTCTTAGCTATATCCGCAAGAACATTCTCATTTATCTTGGGATACTTAGCCGCTATCTGCTCAGGTGTAGAGCCAGAGATCATACTAATCAGGGCGTTATACTCTGTATTATTCAAGTTCTCTTTAAAGTCCCTAAGCAGTGTAGCCTTATACTTATCCTTCATCAGATCTAACCAGTTCCTGACCTTCTCTGCAGACGCTGTCTCTTCAGGCGTCAACTCAACAGTTGTCTCCTTCTTGTTCATCTTATCCCTGAGGTATTGAGTTACCTTAATCTTCTGCCCACCTGAAAGGCCACGCTCAGCGTCAAGCAAAGTAGCCTTATGCTGGTCATACATAAAGGCAGTATACATCTCAGCAAGGTTAGCATTATACACATGCTTCTCGTTGATAGTACCCTTAGTAAATTCAGTTGGGCTAAGGAAGTAAGGCCCAATGGCACGATATGCCCTTTCAGATATAGGCCTCTTTGTAGAGAAGATAGCTGAGCTTTTACCTGCATCTGCCATTCCCCAATCAGGTCCTTTTACTTCAGCCATAATCCTTCGCCCAGCAGTATCTCTTGTTGCACCCTTATAGGTTTTGATTAGTTCAGCTGCTCTCTGGTATATTTGCTCAAGGCCAAACATATCAAAGGTAGGAGCACTCTCTACTTTTTCAGCTCTAGTAAAAGCATCCTTAATTCTCTCAAAAAAATCTTTAGTCCCATGCCACACCTTCTGCTCATGACCGAGGCCACCTTTGAAGTACTCCTGATAATCGGTCTCCTTATCTTTAGCAATCTGTGCGGCCTTATTCCTCTCCCACTCATCTCTTTCCTGTCTGAGTTTCGCCTCAGCCCCTATAATCTCTGGAGTTTCAGGAGGAGGTTTCATAACTCCCTTCTGCCCAGCAACATACCTCTGCCCACCTGCATAGGTTGGGGCAATAGGCTGTGCACCATAAGCAGCCATTGTTCTCCCTGGAGTAGGCTCTATAAGAATATTCGCTTCAGTATCTCCTTCAAGCCAAGTCCTTCTAAAGTTCTTATCAAAGACATCATCTAAATACTGAGCAATATCAGAATAGTCCCTCCCCTTAATACTATCAACAAGCTCCTTAAACCAGTCTATAATAGTCCTATACATACTCTTCTCATGGCTAGACAAGACATCTCTATATACATAATCAGACCCACGAGCTGCAAACAATTCGCCTGGATTCCTCACTGCGTTTTCAGCACTGCTTGACGCCTGCTGAAGCTTCTTCATATCAAGCTTATCGTCTGTATAATACTTATCAATAAACTCATCATAAAACTGTAGGCGTTGTCTCTTATTCAGGATGTTGTAGAAGCCCCAATGCACTATCTCATGTGCCATAGGCTTAGCACTACGAGTCAAAAGCATATTACTGGCAAGTCTATAAACCCCGTTACTAAAGGGATCAAGCTGGTTAGTTATCTCGAAACCGAAGGTGGGCTGCCTCTTCATCGTGTTGAGGATTAGGTGAGCCATCTTACCTTCTTCTTTAGTTATATTCCCATTCTTAACATTCTCCTCTATTGTCTTTCTAGAATAAGCATTCCGCTTGTTTGGGAGGAGATCTTCAACCAGATTCTCTGCCTGCTCCAGCTGATTCATTCTCCACTTCTTGGCCCTAGCCCCAGTCATAGGCCTATACTGATAAGCAGCAATAAGAGTATCAAAGGCGATCTCTGAAGATACAGGGACACTCTTTCTCCTTCCAGCTTTAAGGTCTGCTAGTCTAGTAAACGCAGTATTATATGCCCTCTCTGACGCCTCCTTGTTGGTCATATAGTTTTCATTGAAGTATTTCCTAACCTCCTCCATAGTTTCAAAAGGAAGTCTGAACCTATCCATAACTGACTTATCTTCAAAGTTAAGTTCCCCAAGACCCTCACTCTCCAGCTGCTCATTCAACAGACGTGCTTGCTCATCAACATCTCCACTCTGCTTTGCCTTCTCAAGTGCCTTATCCCTCTCAGTCTGTTTCTTCGCATTATACTCTACATTTACATCTTCATAGGCCTGATCTAATTCAGTTCTAGCTTCAGGCGTTTCCTCATCAAGGATCTCTTTAGCTGTCTTCCTTCCCTTCCTTCTCCTCAGGTCTGCTTTAGTAGGCGGAGTATCAACAAGCACTATCTTCTCAGGGTGTTTCTCCTTCAAAGCAGCTGCAATCCCTTTTATCTTCTTATTAAGGTCTTCCCTTGTATAAAGCGGATTCCCTTCCTTATCAACCAAGTCTAAAGCAGACCTACGTGCCAAAGGGTCGAACACTTCACTTGTGTCTTCATCCATTAAATCAAGTAACGCCTTAGACCTAGCCTGATAATCAGCTAAGTATTCAGGCGTCATATCTTCAATACTCTTACCTTCAAGCTCCTTATTCAACTCCTCAAGCTGCTTAGCAAGATCATCCATCTTCTCAATAGCCTCAGGTGTAGGCCCAGGTTCAACCTCTCCTCTCGCCCTCCTTGCCAAGCGCTGTATATCATAGTCCTGCATATTAGCTCTCTCAGTATCTGAGTATCCAAACTTCTTCAACGCATCTATGTCCCCAGTCCTATTAGCCTGAATAGATGATTGCCTACTCCGCGCATACTCCGCAACATCACTAGCAGCCTTCTCAACACGAGCTATTCTCTCATCAGTAATAGGCTCATTACTTTCTGGATAATATGCCTCCTCAGAGCGAGAACTATTGAAGCGCTCCCTCTGCGTCTCAGGCTTGAGTTTAGATAAATCCCAGACGGTTAAAATCCCAGACTCTTTTTCAGTAAGCTTATCAACATCACTCCTCTTCTTATGTATCCGCTCAGTTATCTCCTTCCCCTGAGCCTTAATTTGATCCATGGTCATATCTTCAAGACCATTCTCTTTACGCAGCATATCCCATTCTTCAGATGTTAATTGCCCTTTGTCCAATTTTTGGACAGAGGTTGCGGGTTCCTTCTCCTTCAACTCAAGTTGTGTCTGACTTAGTCCAGTCTTCTCTTCGCCTAATCCAAGCTCAGTATACCTAAGATGAGGATCCTCACTTACTATCTTCCCACCTTCAACCTCATCTTCTCTAATAACAACCCTATCATCAAGGGCCTTATCCTTCTCAGTCTTCAACATAGCATTGAAATTTTCCTGAGCGGTTTTCTGTTCGGATATACTCTCCTCAAGGCCTTTAGTAGTTGTAGCCTGTCGAGACCTTCTTCTCTTCTGCAAAGCAGAAGCAGGTGTTGCCAACTTAACTGACTCTGCAACTTTAGCCCCAGGAACAGCAGCCTGAGGAGCAACTGCAGGAATCCCAGCTTTCTCCGCAACTTCAGTCTGATGCTCAAGGAGTGCTGCCTTACCCTTTGTCTCTGCTGCCTTAACAGCTTTAGTCACACCCTTTGCTGTATAATGTAGGCCCATAAGAGGAATCATAGTAAGCGCTATTTCCTCAACTGTAGGAGCCTGCCCCTCCATTCCAGCTCCAACAACTGTGCCTCCGGCCAGGCCTAAGGGGAGGGCTGTATGTCTAAGTCCAGAAGTAACAACCTGAGGAATTCCACCTGTAAGTGCACCCATAGTCGCACCTACAACTGCACCCTTCCCAGCTGATACACCAGTTCTTTTAAGTATATCAACTGCGGTCTCAGTAGAACTAGGCATCCTCATCAACTCCTTCTGCCCTTCAGTAAGACCTAAGGCAGACGCAGGAGCCATTACATAAGGCATAGGCATAACTGCACCTGGAAGTGCATTGACTATAAACCCAGGAAGATCCCCAGCTAATGTTCCAGTTGACCTTGCAAGCTTACTCATAAAGGGCGCATCTGGAGACATAGCTTCGGGCTGCTGTGCTAAGTTTGCAGGAGATATAGGCCTACCTGCAATAAGACTAGCTAGCCCTTCATATATATTCTTTCCAGCCATTCCAAGGTGGGACTCTTCAAACCCAGTTCCAAACTCGGAGAGTAATCCTTTAGGCTCTTCAACAGATGTGAACTTTAATGGTGTAGACTCAACAGTTGTAAACTCCATAACAGCCTCCTACTCAGCATGAATAGTCTTCCCACCAGATTCAAAGTCGTATCCCTTTCCAATTTTCCTAATGTTAGTGGCGTTAGGATACTTCTTGTTAATCTCGTTCGTTACAGTTTCAGGAATAGCAGTTGTCTCAGGCCTCCTTCTACTAGAAAGATCAACCTCTTTAAGCTTACCTATCTTAGCTAGCCCAGACAACGCTAAGTTTTTAACAGCAGTAAGTGTTTCCTTTCTAGCCTTATCCTCAGGAGTCATAAACATCTTAGTTTTAGAAATAGCCTCAAGCCTCTTCCCCTGTTCAAGTTGATCCTTAGGATAATCAGCTGGGTCTTTGAGCTTATCCAACTGCTCAATCTCCTGATTAAGGCCTGTAAGCATATTAGCAAGAGCTGCACGCTCCTGCCCTTCCGCTAGCCTTGTATCCCCAGCTATCTTCGCATAAGCACTAATAGCCGAAGACATAATAGCAGAGTCCTTAGTACCCGCAGCACGCATCAACTCTCCATAGGTCTTCCAACCCTGCTGTCTAAGGATTGGGTCTCTAACTGGAATCTTATCAGCCTCCTCAACTAGGGCAACCCAAGCATTATGCTCTGCATCCTTCTCCCCAGACTTCTTAGCAAACTCCAACTTCTTCTGATAGTCTATATAAGCCTGAGACATTTTCCAATTAGTTTCCCTAACATCTGCATCATGCTTAGCTGCCTGTGCCCTCGTATATGGTATATTAGATTGGGCCTCAATAAGGTTAGCTATAGCACCCATCTGCCCTGTATCTGCAACTCTCGCATTGTGCAGTATATCATAAGCCTTATTCGCAACCTCAGGTCCAAAGGCCCCAGTTGTAGCTGCCATTGTCATAGCATCTGGCATACCAGTTCCACCACCTCCAACCAACTGCCTTATGATATTAGCAGTAGCTACATTACCATCAGGTGCTGCCTCAATGGTAGGCTCAACATTGGCAGCACTAATATTTGAGCCTTGTGAAGGGTTTAGGGCCACCGAGCCAGAGGGTGGAACAATGTTAGGATTAGGGGCTGTTGAGGTTGGAGACAGTTCAGGCTTCTCCTCAAAGACAGGCTGTGTGCCCATTGCTAAATCAACAGCAGTTATCGCATTGCTTCTAACCTTCTTATTATAGTCCAAAGCAGCTGCATCTGCAACGGGTTGATTAGGTTGTTTAGGCTGCTGTTGAGTAGAGTTTATCAACTTAGTAAGGTCAGCCATCTGCTGATTCCTAGCATTCTTAACCCCCGCAGCCTGCGCTGCTCCACCAGTCATATTCGCTATAGTGTTAACAACTGGGGATTGAGGATAGAAGCCTTTAGCCAAGGATGCCATCATAGCAGGTAGGCTGTAATCCTCCTCTCCTGCTTTATTAGTTGTCATAAACTTCCCTAGGCTCTCCATGTAAGGATTAGCAGTATCTGTGAACCAGTTTCCTATACTATTATAAATAGACATACTCTTCTTCCTCCTTTTTCTTATAATTAGCCAACTCCCTAATTGCTGCTTCTAAATCATAAGGTGTAGTTTTCTTCTGTTCTTCAAGATCAAATAGATTCTTCGCTTTTGAGGGCTTGCTCAACCCCTGGTTAGAGAGCCTCCTTATCCTTGCTTCTTCAGATGCTATCTCTGTTGGGCTTCCACCTGAAGCATATACTCCACCTTCAACCATCTCTCCACCAGAGATAGACAAAGCCTTTCCAATATCGCCAAGTTTACTTGCATTTTTAGATGATATCTCCTTAATCTTACTCCATGTTTCTCCATACCAAGTCTCCTGTGGTATGTTCTTAACCTGCTCAGGTTCAGGGGAATAGTTTATATTCCTCATCTCTGTACTATCTACAGTCTGGCCATACTCGTTAGGATCATAAACATTAGCAGCCTCAGTCCCAGTAGGATATCCATACTGTGCAATAGTACCTACACCTTCACCATAACTATTATATCCATACTCAGGTCCTGCAAGTGCAGCATACTCTCCAGTAAGTCCACCACCAAGTTCATCCTGTCCAGCAGTTGTAAATAAATCTCCAAGAGCATATTCTCCTGCCTTACTAGCAACATAGGTTGTGCCAGATTTTATGATATCTCCCCTATAATCCTTATTCTTATTTCCACCTTTAAGCTTATTCCCAACGCCACTTCCTATTGCAGCTCCAACGGCAGTCCCAAGAACAGGGACATAACTTCCAACGATACCACCTACAATAGACCCAAGAGTTGGAGCGGCTGATCTAAGTTCATAAGGGAGTTCATCGCCAATACCTCTTATACCATAGTCGATAAAACCAGTTTCTCCCCAACCTGGATCTATTGCCCTATCTAATCCAGCTCCCCAGTCCCAAGTCTTCTGATACTTCTCTATACCCTGGTATGTATTGTATAGAGGGTCTACAAACCCAAGAACTTTAGTAAGATCACTGGTATCATGTGTTACTCCAGCAACATTGGAAAGCCCACCAGTAAGGATATTTCCAACTGTATCAAAGAAACCTCCCATCACAACCTCCTAAGCCCCAGCAATCATACCACCTATACCACCAATAAGGGCGCCCCAACCACCCAAGCTACTACCTTCCCCACCAATCCTACTTCCAAGCATAGCACCTGCTGCTGCCCCTGATAGCCCACCTCCAATAATCCTAGCCATCTGACTACCCTCCATCTTAGGAGGCTGAGCAGTTCCACCGCCTATAGCAGCAAGCATATTAGCTCCATACTGGAAAGTCTCAAGGTCCCACTTAGCGTCATTGACATCTATCGCTTTATCTTCCAGCTGCTGGTCATTCATAGCGGCTATATGTATCCTCTTTGTATCAGAAATAAGAGCCGCATATGTCCTTGTGAACTCAATCTTCTGTATAAACAACCTAAGCATTTCTGAAATAGCCTGTGTGATAAGATCACTCCGCTTAGTCATAAGAGACATAATATAGTCCCCACGCTTATTGTGATCTTGCAGCAGTATTTCAGAAGTAAACTTTGCCACTTTATTTGCTCTCTCAGTCGCTATTAGAGAAGTTCCTATCACAAAGGCTGAGGACATAATAGCGTTTATGTCCCTCATACCGGCTTCGAAGGCAGGGGTAATCTTACCATCATACTCCTCATCTAGCATATCTGAAAAAGCACTTGTGGCAGTTGAGGCCGCAGAGCTTGTTGTTATATAAGTATCAACCCTTGAAGCCATACTTGCGAATACAGAAGCAGCAAACATATCATCTGCTTCATCACCTGCTTGTCCTGCGATAGTGTCAAAGGTTGTATGACTATCAATAAGTATAGCCTCAGATCTAAAGACAGACACTGCTGCGTCTACAACTGATAGGGCAACACTTGGATTATAGGCCGATAACCCTGTATAAGGCGAAGTTGCCTGTGCAGTTGTCATAGCAGTAGCAACATTAGCTAACCAAGTAGTATGCCAATCCTGCATATATGTAGGGTAGGATATAGCTCCAGACCCTCCACCTCCACCACCCGTACTCCCTGAACTCCCTCCACCTCCACTCATCACTTCACCTCCACTGAAAAGAAATGTTGAAAGGTTATACTATCTATAAAATCAAAGGACTTTCCAAGAGCTGCTAATCTATCCTGTGTAGTATAACCAGTTATAAAGTCACAGTCTTGAGCCTTAGCGTGTTTATATAAAGTTAAATACCCATCAGCCCACACATGCCTACTAGCCTCGCCAAATATAGCATATATCAACAGTGACTTTGTATCTGTATAGTAATCTGTAGTGGTAGTAGTCATAACAAACCCATCTATTGTCTTATCTCCCAATGCAAGCCAGCATACCATACTTCCATCAAGCAAGGCTTCAAGAACTCTATTCATAGAATGGTCCTTGTAAAGAGCAATAGGTGGGAGAGACTTCTCCAATCCCAACTTAATTATATCCCAGTGCATATCAACTTGATCAGGCATCAGAGCTACTAACATTTTGATACATCCCCCTTATAAAGCGTTTGTCTGTTACCTTATACCTAACAGTTATATGGTTTAACTCTATGTCCACATAGGTAGAAAGCCTAAGGATTACCTTAACTTCCACACCTGATACCAATGGAGCTACAAATCCTTCAGGTGAGCACCTCTTCCAAGGTGTATCCCTAAAGGAGCCACGCTTATCATTCCTCCACTGCACCATTACTTCAGCAGTTGTCTTCAACCCGAAGGAGCCACCTATTTCAACTGACTCAATAGTCTTAATTGCACTGAGGTTGAAGTCAAGTATATCTGTGGAGTAATAGAACTCCTGCTCTGGCAGTGGTCTTATAAATCCAGCTGGATCATTATAGATATTCTCTACATCATTTTGATTAGTGATCTGTGAATTCTTCAAGTCCACAAAGGATGTAACACACTTACCTATCTCTGTTAATCCGAAGTCGTTATATAGGAAGCTCCTCCGCCCATCCCCTATATAAAACTCATCCTCCATGTTATTATAGACAACAGATACATCCCCAACTGAGTCAGCAAAGTACTCACTATAACCTAGGCGCTTCATCTCAGAATGCCCACCTCCAACAACACCTGGAGTATATGTTACCATCCAAAGATAACCGAAGCGGTCTATCATAAGGTGTTTATCAAGGTTACCACCAACCGCAAGAGGGTTGCCTATCCCTACGCCTTTAAGAGGTCTAATTTCAAATGTAGCGACTGGCCTATCTACAGAGACAAGAGCAAATGTAGAGAAGGTTCCGTAGATTATAACCATATTCTTTATTGGAAGACACCTTAGCAATATCTCTCCATCATCTGTAGGTGCATAGGTAAAGCCAGCTGTGTTCTTTCTAGCATTAGCTGTCTTCCCAAGGAAGTCGAAAGCCCCTATCTCTGTCCATCTGACTATCCTTGATTGGGAAGGAGAGGTAGTTGCAGTTGTAGCTCCACAGGTTATAATCTGCCCCTTAAAGGCACAGGCTGCTACAGGTTGATACCACTCGTCGGACCACCTACTCCCCTCCCTAGTTTCACCATCATAGGTCTTATTCCAAACTGCCCAATAGGTGTTATCATAGTCATAGTATACAAAGCAATCACCTGAGGCAAATACTGGAAACAGAGGGCTATTTGCAAGTGTCCAAGGCCATGTAATACCGTGAGTGTATACTGTAGAGGTGATGGCAGTCCCTATCCATTTCCCACCTGTATATTCTAGAACATACAACCCAGTCTTATTCCCCATATACAGACCAGAGTCTGTGTGGAAGATCTGGGGAAAGGGCCAGTCTATAGTTGTGTCAAGAAGAGTAACACCACCAACCGCATAGATAGGAGGAAACGCCTTTACATTAGGAGTATATCCTTCAATCCCACCTTTATGTCCTCTCGTATTTCTACATATAGTGGACTGTGCAGAATTCCTTCCTCCAACTTCGTTAGGCCTAAGTGTCCCTATCTTTACTGGATAAGAGAACCCCTTCACTTGTCTACCTCCATATCAGTACTCTTCAGAACATCATTGAGAAGTTTCTCTTCACTCTTCACACCCTTACTTCCCACAATACATAGGAAGCTCAGCCATATACTATCTATTGTAGCAGCCTGTTCCTGCCCATCTTTAGGCTTAGCAAACTCAGCGCTTGCTATTGTGAATGTTAGTCTATCTCCACTCTTAATATTATGCTTAAAAGGAATAGATGTTTTATTAGGGCCTATGATATAAGAGTGATCATGCTTTTCTATATCTGATGTAATAGACGCCATCAATACACCCTTCCTAAATGCAGCTCCTTCAATCAAAACAGTTAGGTTTTCAAGATCACAACCAACTGGGAACATGAAGCCGCTAAACATAATACCTGGAATAACACCCTGGCCGAATGAGGAGAAGGGGATCATAGGAGTATTGACTGTAACTGTCCTATGCATACGGTTACGCATATGACCAAGGACTCTCTCCACAGAGACCATCTTCTCTTCAAGCGTATTTCCTTTAACTAAGTCTCTCATATTAGTCTCCTATCTCCGAAGGGCCATTTAAATCTTCTTCCACAAAGTCGTGATCCATGCCCATAAGATCATCAGTCATAGCCGCTTTCCAATCCTTTGCACCTTCTGTATTCCTATAGAATACTTCCAGTTTATACAAGGCTGCAAGCAACAGAGTATCAGGATGCTCCTCTGTCCAAAACGACTTAACCTGAGTCCATGTGCTTCCAGATAATGTAGCTGATAGTGTCGGGCTATAAAATAGACCCCACAAACTTAGGTAATAAGTACTATCAGGTGGAGGCATTATTACTATCCCATTATAGGTCCAATGCCCAGTTGCTCCAGCTGCTACATACAATATCAGGTCTTCAATATCGTAGTAGCCAGCCACATCAGCTGCAACTGTTGTATCAGGGTATGGGCGTAGGACTGCAGGGGCATAATAAGCAGGTTCACCTTGGTCTACCTCTGAGAATTTCTCTCCATAACTATACCTAAGGTCAGCTATTTTGTTCGGGGCAAGCTCATACATTCCAGCACTATTTGAGACCCATACTTCTTTAATAGCTCTAAGACCAACAGTAGTGACCAGAAAAGTTCCTGCTGTTAATTCTTTAGTCAAGCGGGCTTTTGCCTTTCCTAAGTCAAGCATTCTATCCAGGTGCTTCTGACCAGCATTGATGAAGAAGTCAGCACCGTTGTCTGTCCAGTTTGCGTTGATTAGATCATATCGCCCAGACATCTCAATAAACTTTTTTCGAAGGTCCTTGTAGTCCATACGCCCATCCTTTGTCCATTTTTTGGACATAGGGCAGGGGAGTGTTAGCTCCCCATACCCTATGCTTTGCCGTGTTACTTGAGGAGGAACTACGGCAAACTACGCGGTATGGTTAAGCCCCACACCAGTAAGGAACGCTGCAGTATAAGGATGATGCATCTCAAGACCGCACTCGGTCAAGAACTCCTCAGACCGCCCATCAATCCTACCACCCTGAGTACCAGCAGCAGCCTTAGCTTCACCTTCAGCGTAGAACTGGGTATCGTCAATATACCTATACACCAGGTTTTCCGGCTCAAGGATAAGCATGCTGTTCCGCAGAGTGCTCTCAATGTTAAACAGAGGATGGGTCTTCAGCATGATAGTACCCATAGGAGTGACCCACTCAGTCACGTTAATACCATAGGCTTTAGTCGTAGCAGTCATGGTAAAGTGACTATTCGCCTTTGCAAGAGCATTAAGGCCAAGCAGAGCACCAGTTCCGCAAATCGCAAGCTTCTGCTGACGCCCATATCTGAAGACTAATTCCAAGTACTCATCCAGGAAGGTCTCCCCACCTCCATCATCCAACCAGTTTTTGCCATGATAAGTGGCATCCAACTGATAGTCCGCCACATTAGCAGATGACTGGTTTCTGAGGTGGGTAATGATACCCTCAGTGGTGCGTTCAGGCTTCCCATTATCTCCGGTGCCCTCATAGGCAACACCAAACAGGAAGGCCTTTTCCATCTCGATCCCGTGGAGCTCCAGGGCTTCACGCTTCATTTCCTTATACGCATCACCTGTCCGAAGCTTCGTTTTCTGAGCCGTACGAGTGATGCTCAGAGCAGTTCGGAAGATCTGCGTGTAGTTATAAAGTTTGTCAGGATCATAAGATACGCCAGTAGGCATAGGCGCACCCTCAGCGTTGATCGAGCCGATGACAATAACCTTATCGCAGTCTGATATATCAGTACCAGTCCCATTGTCATCTGTCTCTAACAGCTTCACTCCAATATTAGAGTTCGCACCATTAGCAACACGAGTAACAACCTTTCCAACATGGTCGTTGGTTGAATCAGAAGCATCTCGCATCAACACCTGGTGGCCCACTCTAAAGTGCGTAATATCAGCAGCTGCCATTTTGAGATAAACAATAGTACCTGCGACACCATCACTCGTATAAGAAGTTAACAGAGCTGAGTCTGTATAGACACCAGTAACTGTTCCAGTCTGAGTGGGCAGAAGTTTCGTCCACCAATAGTACTGCGGATCATCTGTCCTTTCAGACTTCATCTTACTCATAATAGCCGTCAACGGCATACTTCCATTAGGATACAGGAAGAGGATAGTTTCTCTCCAGTTCTTTGGCCTTTGATCAGTAACCCAATCACCTGTTCCACGCATTCCTAAAAATCCACTCATGTTATCACCTCCAAATAGTTATATGGTTACCAATTCAAAAGACGCTTGAAGGTATACCAGATTTCGATGTTATGGTCTGCACCAGCTGCGTTTGTTCCAGTATATGTTCCATATGTTCTATTGATATTAGCTGGAACAACTGCAATACCTGCATTTGCATGAAGGTCCTTAATAACATCAAGAAGCACACAGTCAGGACCCATCGGAAGGCCAATCTTATCACCCACACCGATCTTGATATTATCCTCAACATTGGTAACTTCAGCAGCTGTAAATCCCCAGACTACTGCCTTCGTAACCTGTGCAAAGGCTACATTACCTGTGTAGGTAGCAGTGCCAGCGCCAATATTAAACACTTCCTTTGTAGCCACACCATTAGCGTCAATACCAAACACAGTACACTTTCCACCTGAAGCAATAGAACTATCTGCATCAGTAACTGTAACAATCAAATTCCTAGGCATGACCACTCGAGCTGCAATAGCTGCAAGCGTAAGAGCACCACCCTCTGCCTCAGCAGCTTTATCATACCCAGAATGATCGTTAATGTCGATATCTGCCACGATAGTAACATCATCAGCGGCAATAGGAGCAGTGTAAAGAACACGCCCCATCTCAATAATTACTTTCGACTCACTCATTGTTATACCTCCTAAACATTAAAAAGTTATCAGCCTTCCAGCTGTTATATTCAATCTCATGGCCTACTATCACTAATCCCAATAGGGTAAGGTGACACTTTAACTTATATAGGTAAGGGCATATAGCCTACTCCTATTTAATACTAAACTTAACCGCTATGCGTAGAAATAGCAGCACTAATCTGAGAAACAGTACTGTTCACCTGACTCGTCAGAATAGATAAAGGTCCTGAAGTATTCAGGGAAAGAGTCATAGAACTAATAATTGTAGACTGCGCCAATACACTCGCATTAGCAGAGTCCGCAACCAGCTTTATAGCTGCCGCACTAGTTGTAAGAGTTGCCACACTAGCATTAGCAGAATTTGCCACTAGTGTTGTTGCATCCGCTACAGCCTTTGCACTAGCAGCACTTGATGCAGCAGACAAAGCAATAAGATTTGCAGAAGCTGCACTTGAGGCTGCAGACAAGCCAATAGGCTCAAGTGCACCTGCTGACACAGATGCAGAAATCACCTTTGACTGTGTGCTTGACAAGGCGGTACTTGGAATAGTCTGCCGTCTTGCCATGTCATAAATAGCTTTATCCATGCTCATGGTTCTCCACCTCCTTACTACGAAATTAGATCTGAAATCTGCTTATCTTGGCCCGTTAAGACTGGGCCACTCGGAGGCTTTCCTCCACCCCCTCTTGGAACAAACCCAGGTTTCGGCGCACCTGGTGCTGCAGGCTGAGCTGCAACTGCCATCTTCAATCTTGTTTTCACCTCCGTTCCTAGCTCACCAAGGAGCTTGTCTAATGTCCAGTCTGGGTTCTTTGCAGCCAACTCATTGGCCACCATACCTACATATGCCTTATTAGCAACAAGGTCTTTGTTATTCATGTAGAACTCGTTGATAGCACTCCTCGTTGTGATCTGCTGATCTGCCAGTTTCACAACCATATGAGGGACAGTCCTCAATACCTCTTCCACACTCATCTGTCTAGCCTTCAAGAGCACACCTGTTAACAGCTTATTGAAGCCATCTGCTGATTTCATCACTTCGTCAAACTGCTCCTCTGTCTCTACAAAGTTAATCACCCCTTCTGGAATCCTTGGAGCAACAGGTGCAGGCACAACAGGTGTAGCTGGGGCAGCAGGAGTAACCGGCTCAGCATCAGGCTTCGGCACTTCAGCTGCAGGCGCACCTAATGTCCTAGCCGCCATTTCCTCAAGCTGTTGCCTTAAAGACTTAATCGTTTCCTCCTTCTCATCCACAACAACTGGAGGTTCCTCAATAGGAGGTATAAAGGGAGGCTCCTGGGCAGGCGTGACCGGCTCCGCAGCGGGGGACGCTTCTGCAGGCGGTAGAGGAGGAGTTTCCCCAGGAGCCTCAGGTTCACTTGCCTGCACAACTACAGGTTCCTCAGCAGGTGGTGCTTCAATAGGTGCGGCTTCAACTGGTGCAACTGGCCCAATCATTCCTTCCAACAGATCATCAATCTCTTTATTCGGTTCCATCTTTTTGTTCCTCCTCTTTCTTTTCAATTAGTTCATCTACATAAATCCTAGGTAAATCAACAAACCACTTAACCGCTCGAATCTCCCCCTGATTCCGCGCTATTGTAGCCGCCTGCGTTATAGGGTCAAGAAGGTCATTGTCTTCTGATAGTATAAGCCCCCGTCCTATACTGTCTTCGACAATTTTCTTCCAGGCCTTATTGGCTACAAGAGCCTCTACCTCACTTCTACTAAACTCCAAATCGCTCATTACATTCCCCCTATCTGATTTATTGGAACTACATTTCCTGCCTGAGCTTGTGCTGCAACCTGCTCATCTGGCATCACCTGTGCCTGAACAGGAGGTTGCTTCATCTTGAACTCCTCAACATTCTTAGCGCCTAGCCCTCTTGCTATATGAGCAAATATCCTAGGCACATCAAACTGCTGCATCAACAAGGGATTTTGTCCTATAATCTGGAACAGTTGAACCCACAGATCAGCGCCTTCACCTGAAGGCATACTACCATCCTTAGGCGTTACATCATAGTCTATGACTATATCATAAGGGCTTACCTTCAACTTACTCACATCCCCATACTCGGCTATTAACTGTTCTTGCCACCTTCCAGTCATACTGACATACAGCTCTTGGCTCATCAGCTGTTGCGTATGACTAGCAATCATATATGCTAAGTCTTGCATCATCTGAAGGCTCACCAACTTTGCCGTCTTTGCAAGCCTCGATAAAGCACCACTTCTTGTATCCCTACTTTCAGTCGCACTCACCCTTTCAGAAGTCTTGCGTTGAAAGCCCATAACGCTATCAACTGAGCCTGTGCACTTCTGTATTAGTTCAGCAATATAGCCACTGTCCTTAATGTGGTTCTGTGTTATGTCCTGAACAGTTAACTGCTTAACCGCATTCTCCACTCCCCTTCCCCAAGCAGCTCTTCTCATTCTAAGAAGTTTTCCAGGTGCTGGGTCTTTAAGGTCATTCACATTTATAAGGCTAGGATCAACAATGAGCATATCATTTATGCTCTTCCTGACATTAGCCATATGACTGGAGAAGAGCCAGTCAAGTGTTTCCTGAAGCCCATAGACCATTTCCATTCTACTTACAGGGCTAACAGAGTAGCCGTCTGAGTCAGGAGCGCATACTGAAATAGGAAACATATTATGATTAAGGCCTATGGGCTTAGCACATATAATAATCCTATCAGCAGCGTATCCAAAGAGCCACTTCTCAGGATACTCACTATCCCCAAGTTCCCACTCTTTGGGTATAAGGTTCACATACATCCAGATAACATCAACTGGTCTACCTTCCACATTATACATACTTGTACCAGTAAACCTCTCATATCGTCCAGAGTCACTCTTCTCCGTGTTGAATAGACTGAAAGCAGACGCACCAGTCAGTTCAGAAAGGTGCTTTACATTAAAGATATCATCATCATATCTCTCCATATCAAGCAACCTAAGGTAGTTTGTAGAGTCAATCCAACCTACATATTCCCCCTTCTGCACATCATGTGTAGGAACTGTGGGATCAGGAAGAAAGAGATATGGGTCTACATTCTTCAGCACATTCCCTTCATATAGGATAGTATCCTCTGATACCTTCTTCTGTCCACTCCCTATCCACTTCCCAAAGACTGCTGATAAAAAGCCGTCATTTTGAAGTATTGTCTTCTTCCCCCATGTCTTTTCCCAAGTAGGAGCCGCAATTCCTATCCCATATGCGAAGCCATCCCTAAAAGAGGTGTGTAAATTAAGGGCCATCTTGGCTTTTGTAGCTTGTAATTCAATCACTTTCTCAAGCATTATAGCCCCAATAGTATCCTCTGGAGACACTCCCTCATACCGAAATATAGGGTTTTCAAGGAAAGCTGCACTCATATAGGTCAATAATGTCTCAAGAGTTGCATAACTATATGGCACAACTATCGAAACAGGCCTTCTATCATCCCTCTCTTTCACCAGCTTTTCCGCATCATCAAGGGGTATGTATGCAGTAAGGTTCCTATCTATCTTCTTCCAAGTCTTAAACCTCTTCTGCATTTCCATACTACTTTCCCTGCATCTCTGATATATCTTATTTATCAGCTTAGTATGAAGTGTGCTTCCAGGCTTAAGGTTTAGTCCTTTCGGATAGACATAGCCATAATCCTTATCAGAATGAAAGGTAGTAGGACCTAATCTCATATCAAGTATTGCTGGCATCTTGCGTCTCCTTTATTAAACAGATCTCCATCCAGTCATGGCAGGCTCATTTTCTCTCTCAAGCTCCGCATATTCCCGCTCAATATCTTCCTCTTTATCCTCAAATATATCTTCATTGGGGACAAAGTACCTTTCGCCCAGTTCAAGCATTTCAACTACATAGGCAAGAGCATCCATTATATCCCACTTTTTTGACCTTGGATATGACAATAACTGTGCCTCAAGAGGCGCACAACAGGTCTTATTATGGAAAATGAAGCCCATTCTATAAAAGGGAACCAGTGCAGCTATACGATCCTCCTTAGATCCCCTTGCTTTTAGCTCAATAAGGTCATAATACTTGCCTCTCCTCAGCATTTCAGTCTTAATAGGGTAAGTTATGAACTCATTCAAGCTTGTTACTTCAATTCCTATCACTTTTGCACCCAATCTATCAGCCATATCGAAGGCTGCAGCGTACTGTTGCTCAGGATGCATCTGTCCTGCTATGATATCCCTCACATATATAGCAGGAGTCTCAACATCTATGCCCACTCCCACTATTGCCGTATCCGCAGAGGCTACATTTGTCGTCTTTGCAGGGTCAATTAGTATAAGATTCTCCAATTTACGCTTCTTCTCCACAAACTTCTCATCCGTCTCATCATAATCCTTGAAGTGTTCCTGCTTAAACTTAGCAGTCTCCTTCGCAATAGGAATACCCTTGTACTCTCTATAAAAGGTGTCCAACAGACCTTGTCTCTTATAAGAGTCATATAACCTCTGAATAGCCTCATCAGTCATAAAGTCTGGCCAATTACTCCTAAGACTATCATCACACAGGCTTAGGTGAACTGCGTGCCAGCCTGGATCATTCACTAGATTTGCCAACAGACTGTCTTCATGCAATAAGGTTCCAATTACAACTATCTTCCAGTCCTTATTAGCCCTATTCACTGAGTTCATTACATCAGCGAAGAACCATTCCTTCAACTTTTGACGCTGCTCATCACTCTTTACAGATTCAGCGTCTTCAAGGTCATCGCCTATAATAAGGTCAGGTCTATAATTTCCATATAGAAATCCACGAATCTGCTGCCCTGAGCCTCGAGGCATAACAGCTGTTCCATTTGCAGTAACCCACATTTCCTTACTGAAAGTGTCACTCTTGACAGGACCAAAGATCCTATTCACAGCTGTATTACTCATCAGTTCCCGCTTCAAGTTTTCACTTTGCATAGTCGCCTGTGTAGCAGTATTGCCCATGGGGACTATAAACTTCTTCTCCTGAAACAATATCTTCTTAGCAGGATAAGCAAGATTGGAAATAGAAGTTTTCCCCCAACCTCGAGGGGCTATAATAACAACTTGCTGAAGCTCATCATTATCAAGAGGCTCAAAGATCTGGTCATGAAGCGTGCTAAAAGGTAAACTAAAGCGCTCCTGAAAGAGGATTTTCGCAGTAGCCTTTGTGCTCAAAAAGCACTGGCTCATCAAGAATTTAATGTCATCTTTGTCTATCATGTATCTCTTCCCCAAGAGAACTTTAGCTTAAATGTTAGGTTGTGTGTGTCTGGTTTGGTTATAGGAGTGTCAAACTTACAAAGCCATAAAACATATGGATAATAGTTTACTTGAACACCATAAATGTCTCCAACTGCGGCAAGAGTCGAGTAGATTGTGTTAATGTAATTAGCGTATGATCCAGGCACATAGGCATCCCTTGAAGATAAATTAGTACCACCAGCATATTCAGTCAAAGATAACCTTCTGGTAGTTAAGGGTGAAAAAGTTATCGAAGTGCTTATAGCTGAACTATACGGCCAATTGCCAACTGCTCCCGGTCTTGCATAAAGTCCACTTGAAGTCCCAAACAGTTGTAGAATATAACCAATTTCTGTTGTGGTGATAGACTGCCATCCCGCAGTATATCCAAAAGTATCATCATACCCAGTAATTGCACACTCATAAGCAGTGGGGACGATGGGAAGGAACCTGATGTTCAACTGATACTTTAACCTAAGTTGCTGATCTGAAGCAACTGTGAAAGAAGTAGGATTCCCACCACTATCAACTACTCTAAACCTAGAAAATAGATTAGCTCCATTTACATTTGTAGGACCAAACCCCAACTCAGTAAAAGTTCCATTTAACTTACCTACATCAGTTTGAATGCCTATCTGATATACAACTATAAAAGGATCTGCGTCTGCAGCTGGAATTGTTGTAGCATTATAGGCAGGATATCCACTTGCAGCAGGCCTAGTATTAGGAGAGTAAGTAGTCTCAGTTTCAAGCTTTGTCATACCTACAATTGAAGCACTAGTCCCAGTTCCTAAGGCTAGATATGCAAAGCATGCCGGAATAGAATCATACCCACCTACCATATCCAACCCTGTATCAAGTATTAGATTATGTCTTGGAACATAGCAAGCGTCTGCAATAGACCCATCGGGGTTAACTACTTCCCAACTGGCTAGCACTCCACTCATTCCTACTTTTACAACTTCTAATGCATTACTCATAGTATCTCCTTAATCCCATGGAGGCTCTGGTTCAACAATAGGATCCCACCANTTTCCTTGGCTTATTATTCCACCTGTTAAAGCTATATTAGGCTCCACTAAAGTTTCAGCAGATGCCATTACTATCTCTGTATATGTTCCTGAAGAAATCTCTCCACCACTAAACTTTAAATTAGGTGTGGAAACATCTTCTGGCGCCTCAATAGTGGGCCAATACCTTCCAGAATCAATCTCTCCACCAAGTACAACTCTATCATAAGTCCAATATTCCCTTACATCATATAGAAAGTCACCCATCTTAACAACTGTAAAAGTAGCAACTGTCCCAAGCACATGGTGATAAATAACTGCCTTTAAAGTCCATACAGTTCCAGGTACATCGCCTGGATCAAACCCAGTTACATCCACATGAACTTCGTCATATAAAGTTGAAGCCTCAGTAGGCTCAGAACCATCAACTGTATAATGAATAGTCCTTTCAGCTCCCACTCCATCCCCATCAGGGAGGTCACTTAATATAGATAATATAAGTGGGAACACATCATCTATATACGCCAATCCAGATATCAAAGAAAAAGTAGGTGCACTTGGGACTGGAAAATAGTAATCTCCACTCTCAATAGATGCTGTGCAAAGTACTTTAAAGTGGTCTCCATATACTATCTTTGCCGGCCCAGCAACACCAAGCCTAATTATCTGAAACTTAATTTTATCCATAGAGGCCCCGCTACACTTGTTCCATCAGCTTCACAATCCACATAGATATAGTCACCTGACAAAACATCGTCATTGTCTGTATCTATAGACGCTGCACTTGATAAACTTGCTCCTTCTAAAATAGTAAGATTACTTGACAACATATCTACAGAGACCCCATCTCTATACCTTACAACCTGAAACTCCACATTTCCACCAGTAGAGACAACTCCAGATGGAGTTATATATACTACTACATCAACTAAGTCAAGACCACTTATCTCTGATGTAATAGGGAACTCTGTATTACCTATGACTGTTCCAGTTGCCAACTCCCCTGTGGCACCTAACAACTCCACAAGCATTACATCATATAGGTTATATATAATATCTTCAGTCACAACATAGTTGGAATCATCTGTAACTTTAACCTCTTCCTCAGTATCTGCTACAGATACAAAGGTGGAAGTGTCAGTTGCTTCAACAAAATACTCACTCATCTTGTGACCTCTTTACTTAGTTTAACTTCGCCTTCAAGTAAGCGTTTCACAGTTGTTCCAGTTGTTAACTCAAGATCATATACTGCTACATCAAAAGTAAAGTCAGCTGTAACACTTGCTGCTATTACTATTTGAATTGTCCCAGCTACACCACCAAGAGTGATTGTTATAGTTGGAGACCCACCTGTTGATGAGGCAATAGTACTAGTTGAGTCAATAGTATCCCTTATCTGCATCGCTGCAGTGTAAGCAGTAAGGTCCTTCGCAGCCCTACTTGAGTCCTTCCAAGTAACAGTCTTATCAAAGGTAGCACCCTGCTCTATGACAAGATCAAGTCTTCCAGCTCCCATTATTACTCCCCTTTGTCCATTTATTGGACATAGCATTTTAGTTAGAATCGAAAGCCCACACTTACCTGAGCCTTGGATTGCCCTAAAGAATCAGCATCGGCATAGACACCTATCTTAAAATTGCCCACTCTTGCGAAGTCCCATTGCCCGTATAAAGATGTCACCATTTCGCCTTTAATATTTATCCCTGCCCTAACCCCAACCTCCTTGTCATTCAGGAAACCGAGTAAAGGCAGAGGATCCTGCTTAGCAATAATCTGACCGACTCCAGTCTTTGTATTAAGAGTTGCCACAGTGTTTGTCTTGCCTTTGTAAGACTCAATAACAGCCGTTGCTATTGCTTGCTCATCTATGTTATCTTTAAACCAAGATGGAAGATTTAACTTTTCAACAATAACTTTCTTTTCAATAGTTACAACCCTCTCAGGACCAGGCACTTCAACGCGCTTAATTTTAATGACCTCTTTAATTTCAGGTACTTTAATGTAGGTAGTAGTACTTCCAGTTGGCTTCTTATACCAGAAGTAGAAAGCCGAGCCTGTGGCTATCAGCAGCAGACCAATAAGGATACCCACAACAATCTTAACGCGTGTTGTCATTTGCTGTTTTCCTTCCTAACCTTCTTCATAAGAGCTGCTATTTCAGCACTAGAGTACTCTGACAAAGAGACCAATGTCCAGCGAATAACTTCCTTAATCTGAGCAATATTGACCTGAACTTTCTTGCCTTCTTTCCCTGCGACTTGTGCTGCCAGCATATTCCTGTTTATCATAATACCCTCCCTACCAGTACTTTACAAGATCAACACCTCGTCTGTACTGATTGCCATACTTTTCCACCTTCTTACTGTAGTCATAATTCACTTCGCAAAGATCGAGGACACCCCATTTCATCTGAATCTTCTTTCTCTGGCAAGTGAATCTCATCAGGCTCCAATCAATCTTTCCTGCTCTGATGGCCTCTTTCTGAAGCGTACCTGCTCCTCCATTATAGATCTGATACGAAATCCAGAGAGGTGAGCCCGCTGCCCAGTTCTCTTTTCTGTGAATCCTGTTCATGTAAAACGCTTGCATCCGAATAGCATGCTTTGGATTGTAAGGATCAAGTGCCTCGCCCATCAGGGACTGGATATATTGTGAAGTCTTGGGCATGAACTGGGCAATCCCCATCCCTGCATCAAAAGCTGTAACTGTGGAACGACAGGCTGATTCCTGCTTGAGCTGCCCAACACCGTACCAGTACGGGAACTGGAAGCCGAAATATCTCGTATGCTCAGTCCTCACGTCCTTGACATAGGCGGCGCAACGGTCAGAGGCATGCGCGATACAAATAAACCAAAGCGTCAGAAGAATTGCTGCTATTATGGTAAGGATGCGCGTCATCCACCCACCGCCATTGCGTAGATTATGA